ATAAGTTTATTTGAAAATAATATTATTGGAGCCAGAGAAAGCCATAGATTAGTGATTGAATTATCCACTCAACAATCTTGGCAAATGGGTAAAGTTAAAAAGAAACTTTGATATTTTACCTAAACTAAAGTTTAATACCTTCATCAATATGAAGTTCAACTTGTCCTTCATTTTCATAAAAACCTAAAGTTTCATATTGAATTAAATCAGAATCGTAAGAATATATTACAATATCTTTTTCAGAATCATATTCTTTTAATTTTTCAATTAAGTCTTTTATTTTCATGTTATCCTTTCTATCGTTTTTCATTTAACTTATTACATAGAGCGTACATGGTTAAACCAAATTCATAACCTTGAGCATAATAAGATGAATTTTTGTGCCAATCGGCCTTATAGCCCTCTAATAGAGCATCAGCTACACCCTCTTTAAATCCACTTAAATCAAAAAATCCAAATATTTCTCTTTTTTTATTTATTCTTATCATGTTATCCTTTCTACTTTTATTAATCTTTATACTTCCAACCCGTTCTAAACTCCCACTTACAATCAAATATGCCAACCTCTTTTAATTTATTAAAACTTTTTACATATTTTTTATATGCTTTTTGACTTGTTTTATTTGGAAATGATTTATCAAAGGCCGCATTATGAAATATGTTTTGATATTTTAAAAAAGCATCAACGGACTTTTTATATTTATAATCTATATCAATAATTGTAGGTTTATTTGATAATCCGCCTATGTGCATGTCACCACTAGTTGAAATTAATTTTAATTTAATCATGTTATCCTTTCTACGCGCAATCCATGCAATATTGCGGATTGCTAACGCTTTGATTTTTGTACAAGTATTTATTGCAATCTTTTGCTTTGCATATAATCGAACCTTTTATTAATTCGTTCTTCTTTTCGTTCTTTCTTTTAATATAATCCTCTATACCTTTATATTCTTTTGCTTTCATATTATTCCCACCCCAAATTTTTTATATATTGTTTAAATTGCTCGTTGCTCATATTTTCAACTCTTGAGTAAAAATAGTGATAGATAAAATCTTTCATATCTTCTACGTCTTCCATTATATCTACTTCTCGTTGTGCATATTCTGCTTTTGTCATCTTATTTCCTTTCTTTTTTTCTCTCTTTCTAACTTTATTTTATATTTATTATAGTACACGCCACCTACACAACTCAAGATATTTTTTAACGTTTGCTGCATGATCTCTTTTATATTATCCTGAGTCGGTAAATTCTTTTTATTTGTCATTATGATAATCAATAATTTCATTTGTTGCGGTGATTGCTAACCATGCAAACACCGCTATGATTATTAAGCTAAATATTATAAAATATGTCATGTTATTTTTCTTCTTTTTTACTTAATTCTTTTTTAATTTCTTTAAGTAATTCTCTACCTTTTTTTGTTAAATTTGTATCAGTAAAAAATTCCTCTAAGTCGCTGTCACATAAATATTCAGAAAATATACATAATAAATTATTTGCTTTTTTCTCTATATTCATTTTATTTCATCCTTTCTATTTGTTTATAGGACTATCCTATATATAAGATAGTCCTTTGTCAAGTTTAATTTACAGTAGTATAGCGCTTCTATAGTTCTTTTCTTCAATGCATAAATCACCGTCAATATTAATACCGCCTTCTTTAATTAATATTTTTCTAGCTTGTTCTTCTGTATCTGCTTCTATGCAATAATAATAACTACATGGAACTTCAAATTCAAAAGTATTTTTTTTATTTTTTTTCATGTTATCCTTTCTTTTTGTTATAGGACTATCCTATAATATAGGATAGCCCTTGTCAAGTGTTATTACCATAATTTTTTAGAGCCTTTAAGATCATGAGCCTTTCTTAAATCTGATCTTGTAGCCTCTTTTATTTCTTTTTGTAGTGTGCTTTTTACTAGTTCATGGTCTTCAGTATAACCGCCATCAATTAAAGCCGTTCTAATTGCTTTGTTATCTTTGTTATGTGCATAAACGTGATTTTTTTCTGTTGGAAATTTTTTTCCGTTTATGTGAACAGTAACACCTTGCAGATAACCAAAATAATATTTTGGCTTAACTGTTATTTTAAGTTCATCTATGTTCATTTGTTTATCCTTTCTTTTTGTTATAGGACTATCCTATAATATAAGATAGTCCTTTGTCAAGTTTAATTATTTCAAATTATTTTTAATTATATTTTGGTTATATTGACTGTTGATAGCATTGACAATCTTTGCTTTTTCTTGTTCTTGCTGTTGCTCTCTTGCCTTTGTTTCAGGTGAATTGTTATCTTGTCTCATTCTTTCTAAGTCTTTAGGATCAGAAAGATTATATTCTGCAACTTTTTCAACTTTAAAAGAAACTTTTTCCATAACTTTATTAACAGCTCTTATTCTTTCAATTTGTTTTTTTTGTAACAGACTCAAAGAATTATAATCAATCTTAGAAAGAAAACTTTCAAGATCCTTTTCATTTGTTCCATATTTCCAAAGCCCAATTGATTTGATATGTTCATTTTCATCAATTAATAAAACATCAACAGCGTTATAAGTCGACTTTTTAACAGCACACCATTTATTTGTTTTAGGGTTTAAAGTACAGAAACAAACTCTATCGCCTTTGTTCTTATCTGTTTCAATCCATGTTCTTCTTTTAGTTTTTAATCTAAAACCCCATGGATAATTATTAACTTCAATAGCATTATCGAAGCTGTCCTTATTATATATATATTTACTCATGTTATCCTTTCGTTTATTTATAGGATTATCCTATACTATAGAGAATATAAGTCAACAATTAATTTAAAATAATATACAACTTATAGTTGTATAAATAGGACATAAAAAACCCGCTAACAAAATTAATTATTAGCGGGTTTAATATTTATTATTTATTATTTATTATTTATTGCTTTTTTAAGTTCTTCCAGTCTTTTATTATCTTTTTGTTCAATTGGTTTATTGTAGTCATCTACTAATTGATCGTAATCCATGTCCTTATATTTTGGTAAACTCATTACATAATCTTGACAATCCCCGCTTAAGTCCTCGAAATAATATTCACCAACATTTGAGATATCGACCCATTTATTTACATAAGTTAATTTTCCAGTGAAAATATTAAATTGAGAGCATTTAACATAAGCATTTTTTGGATTTAATGCTATGTTTTCAATTTGATCAAAGTCATCATTTATGACGGCTTGATCCATTTTATCATTTATTTGTTTACTCATGTTATCCTTTCATTTATTTATGGGATTATCCTATAATATAGAGAATATAAGTCAACAATTAATTTAAAATAATATACAACTTATAATTGACCGGGTGTTGCATATTTGCAACACTTTTAAAGCTGTGATAACGTTAAAAATTAAATGATTAATGAGGCCAAATTTTATCAATATTTAAAAAGTAATACACCTGAATTATTCTATACACGGCTTGAAAATACAGCCGCTCTTGGTACTCCAGATGCTTTAGTATACAATAATAAACATACTTTTTTTACAATAGAGTTTAAAGTTACCAAACGTTATAAATTGAGATTTTCACCGCATCAAATTAGCTTTCATGTCCGCCATCCTTATAATTCTTTTATCATAGCAACCACCGCCGCCGCTTGTTGCCCGATACTTTTTGAAGGCCACCAGGTCAGGCAACTAGCCGCCAGTGGCCTGAAGCTTGTGCCATGTGTCAAGGGACTAGAGGCCATTTATAAAAAATTAAAAGAATTGTAATATTACTATTGATAGTGATAAATTATCGTTACTAATAATTAATAGGATTTTAAAGGACATTAGGCCACTAGCTGCCCGTTGCTTAAATAGTGGTGCCAGATAGATTTGCGATTTTAAAGATTTTTTTATTTTTAAAATGGTTTTTTGCAAAAGAAACTTACAATAACAAGACAAAATGCAAAGATTTGTATAGTTAAACCCCTAAAAATCATTATAAAATAAAAACTTACATGTAAAAAAATTTTACAAAAAATTTTTCGAAATGCAGATAGACCTAGAAAAGATAAACAGATTACCGCCTGACGTAAGAGACAGGTTCAAAAAGATCCTAGTAAAGTATAAGGAAGAGGACAGAAAAGAGGCCGCACAAAAAGACTTCCTATCTTTTACAAAGGCCATGTGGCCTGATTTTATAGAGGGCTCACACCATAAGATTATTGCAGATAAATTTAATAAACTTGCATCAGGTGAAATCAAAAGACTAATTGTGAATATGCCACCAAGGCATACAAAGTCTGAGTTTGCTTCAACCCTGTTACCTGCATGGATGATAGG